CTCGTAGGGTCAAATCTCAGATGAGAACAAGAACTAGATCGATAGCGACTGAAACTTGGCCAGCTGTGGCGTCGGGTCTAATGACCTTGACTGCTACTAGCTGTACCGGCGTTCAGACTGTTACTACGCCAAATGATGGGGCATTGCCGCTTATTATTGCTAAAAGCTTTAATGAGCGCATTACCGATTCATTGGGCCGTGGGGTGTCACATCCCGTTATTCACCGTAAATCTGATAGAAAAGTCTACCAGATTCTCAGTAATAACTGGGTTAATGTTACATCTCCGTTCGGGCTATGGAACTATGGTCAACGTCATGTTTCAAACATGCGTTACTATAGTAACCTTAGCGTAGGGTCATTCTTCTCAATGGATGTGAATAACACGTCTATTCCGAATGGCTGGAGCGTTGGGTTACCTGCATTATCCGATTCTGCTTATATTCAACAGTTAAAAGAGAATGCTCGTCAGCTTAAAGCTGACGTTCTCCTTAACATTATTGAAGCTAACCAGAACTGGGGCGCGCTTAAGAGCTTAGCCATGTGTTTGCCTAATTTAAGCAAAAACTGGCTTAAGATCACTAAGCGCGGTCTTTTACGTACTGCTTCGTCAAACTTCCTAGCATGGAAGTTTGGCATATCTCCTATCTTGAGCGACTTAGCTAACATTGCTAAGTTTGCACCTGATATGAAACGGCAATACATGAGACATATACAACAGAAGAATAGGGTCTTTTCCAAACGGGTGTCTGGAAATCCTCAATTCTTCTTGGCAACTGAAAACGCAACCGCGAATAGTGTGGTATATGTAACTAAAACCTATCAAGGTTTTGCTACATGTAACCCCATTGTTCGTTACGTTCTTGTTATTAAACCTACAAATCACATATATTTAACTGAGACATTTAATCAGTTGGATTTATTGATGAGTAGGTTCACGACATCACCGGCTCGTCTTGCATGGGAGAAAATTCCATTTTCTTTCGTGTTGGACTGGTTCGTTGATTTGCGTGGCTGCTTGGATAGGCTGGACTCTCTGTTAGGCGTTGAGCCTTACAGGGTGATCAGCTGCACCAAGTCGACTAAGTGGGCATTCAATACCAGGAAGTACATGACACTGCGTTCTACATGCAGTAGCAATGGACTTCTATGGGATGGTTTGCTAGCTGAAGTCGATGATAGTCACTACGAGCGGTCCGTGCTCTCAACTAACACAAGTGTTACTTGGAAGCCACGTTTCGGAAAAAGTCAGGCCGGCATTTCTGCTGCTCTGATTTCTCAGCAATTAGCTAAGACGAAACGAAGATAAAGTCAACCAAAACATAAAATACCACATGAATGCCGATCTGACATTCAATACGATCGTGTTCAAGAAATCCTTCGATGAGAAGGATGGATCTGAACGTCGCTCGACCACCAGGGGCATAAACACCCCTGACATCATGGCCATTAAGTCTCAGGATTACGTTGACGCAAGTACGAAAGTACCTGGTCGCCGTTATACTGGGCGTATTGACCGCGTCACTATTGACGCAAACCTCCAAAGTATCACAACTGCGTGTTACTTTGTGTTTATGGTGCCGAACACGGCCCTTGCCGCGGACGTCACCGATGTATCGACAACCTTTAAGGCTGTCGTTGCGGATGCAAACTTCATGACTAATGTTCTAAATAATGAGAAGTAACTTTGTTACTTCCATGTTTAGAATCGCTAATTGTGAAATCTTCGATGATGAATCGAGGATTAGCAATGCGTAATCATGAAACGATCATATGCGATCTGTGCCTCACAATCATAGATTGCAGTCTCACAGAATGGCAATGTGGTACTCCAAAGACATGAAGATTATTGAATCAACATATCGTTGCCTGCTAGTTGACGTAAGTCGTCTCACTGGATTCTCTGAAATACGAGGGTCTAGGTACGACTTGCATTGGTGCCTTAACGAGGCTCCGAAACTAGAGAAGCATCTTTTGGAACATCTCGAGCATGGCATTGAGCTATGCTTAGATTTGTTTCCAAAAGAACTGAGGCGGCTCGCATCCGGATCACTTAGTGACCCGTATAAAATGCGATACCTGCGTCAGCTTCTTCTGTTCAGCTACAAAGCCAACGTTCAACATGACAACAAAACAACAACGGACGCCTTTAGGGCATTCGTATCTACAAATGAAGAGGTGCGTAAGTTTGGGGCTAGTTTTTCTAATTCTAGCCCTCTGCTCTTGCACCTCGCTCAGAAACACGCGCAATCGGTTATCTATCGATTACGAGAACGTGACATTGTCCCGTTCCACGGACCAGGCGCCTCCACCACTCCAAAAGAGCGATGGGACAACTGGTACGAATCAATAGAACACCTATATCCCTATTCTGATTATATGTTCTTGTATTTTAATCAAGACCATTGTAGTCAGCTAGGGAGTTTAACGGAAGATCACATAGAAGCAAAGCTTATCGCTGTCCCTAAGGACAGTCGTGGGCCTCGCTTAATATGTGTTCACCCTGCTGAAGCCATATGGATTCAGCAAGGTCTCCGTGTTGCGTTAGAGCGTGCTATTCGCATGCGTAGAGATCATCCAGGTCCATGGCCTTGCGGTCATGTTAACTTCGATGATCAGTCTGTTAACGGTCGAATTGCTCTCCTCTCATCTCGTAGTCGCAAGTATGCGACTCTTGATTTGAAGGAAGCATCAGATCGTCTTAGCGAACAACTTGTACAACGCCTTTTTGGGGCGAAGTATAAATGGTTCGCGTGTTGTCGGGCTCAGAAGTATAGAATTGCAGATCCGGTTTTTACCGGATATGACAATAATATACATAGCTATGCTCCGATGGGGAATGCAACTACGTTTCCCGTTCAGAGTTTAGTGTTCTGGGCTATCTGTTGTGCGTCAATGCAGAGTCGCGGGTTTCATCAACCCAACTCTGTATTCGTGTTCGGTGATGACATCATAGTTCCGAGTGAATGCGCTCCTGCAGTAATGCAGGATTTGCAATCCTTCGGTTTGCTTCCAAATGCTCATAAGAGCTTCTGGAAGTCTGCCTTCCGCGAATCATGCGGCGTCGATGCTTTTAATGGCATTAACGTTACGCCGGTTCGTTGGAAAAGCAGTCCTGATGCCGAACACGCTTCCGAACTGCAACCTCTATCGGAACTCGCCATGCGTTTACGTATGGCGGGATACGACGAGGCTGCCACATGTCTGTATAACCATATCAGGTGTACCCTACGACGCTTCTTCGGGAAGCAGTTATTCTTAACGAATAATTGCGACCACGGAGGCATAGCCGAGTATACTGCGCTACATTCCCAATGTTGGAGAGATGCTTTCTGGCATCAATCCTATCAGAGGTATGTATCGCCGATATGGAGACTTCAAGAACATGGTTATCCAACCGTGTTAAATGGTTGGAACCATATCCTTGAGAGTCTGACTTCTCTAACGAGAACCAGACACAGTAATGTGCCGGATAGGTCGTCTCCTCGCGCGACACGCTTATCACGAGGATGGACTGATCTTAATTGATCAGCCTGGAATCCCACCGTAAGGTGGTGTTCCTGGTAAATAATCGTAATGATTATTTAAGAGAAATCTATAGAGAAAGCCCGCAG